AGCCGAAGCAGATAGAATAATGTTTACACATTGAATGAAATCAAAGTATTGAATGACCTCAGCAGCAGTACCACCAATGGTTGAGAGTTCAGCAGCCTTATCAACAATCTTTTGTTGCATTTCATCAATAAAAGGTTTGATGGTACTGGTTAAAAATAAGTAAATAATTCCAGCTGTAGCAGTCCCCAAAATTAATTTGGCAAATATTTTAAAAACCGCATATCTAAATAAAACCTTCAATAATGCAGCAACAATAGCCCCAATAAACAACGGCATTAGATAGCCCTCACTGTTGAATCAAGCATTCTAAAAGCAAGAATTAATGTACTGAGATGTATCAATATTTTTATTAGTGCTAAGAGTTCACACCAACGAGAAATTGGAACTACAAAAGAACCAAAATAAGGAAAATCAACTGTAAAGTCCTGTACGCAAGCAGTATTAGAAAAAGTTAATTTATTAGATAAATTCTGAAGTGCATTGGTAGCTTCTGACTGGGCATTTAAATAGCGAGGGTCGTCTGAAGCATCTCCAATTTTCTCATACTGTGATGTATCAAAGTCTGATGAATCAGTCTTCATCATATCTTTAAAATCAGTAGTCTGTTTCTCAATAGCATCAACAACAGGCTTAACATCAGTAGTTCCGCCACCACCACCGCCAATAGGCTTATTATTGATAGCATTAACCACTTCATTAAGTTTATTAGCTGTAGAGTTGGTATTAGCATCGACAGCCGATTTAACATTGTTTGTAGCAGCCGTATTCGCTTCTACAGCCGTTTTTACAGTAGTAGCGTTAGCATTAACAGCAGCAGTTGTTTGATCAACTGAAGACTTAACAGAATCAAGTTTAGAATTAGTTGTATCTAACTTGCTATTAGTCTGGGTAAGTTTATCTTCAACACGAGAAACAGCATTAACCAATTCAGACTTAACCCAAGTCAATTTATCGGATAAAGCAGAAATAGCCCTAACAACAGGTGATAAATCAATAGTAAAGCTTGTTGAAGTAGTTCCACCACCAGAACCACCTGTAGAAGAACCTGAACCAGAACCAGAGTTATTAATATTAGTACTACCAGTACCAGTATCAATTGGTGTACCTGAACCAGAACCCCCACCATCACCTGTACCTGAACCACCATCACCAGTACCAGTGCCAGAACCCCCACCATCACCAGTGCCAGTACCAGTACCTGAACCAGTACCCGTATTAGAAGATTTAACACACAACGCTTGGCCATTGAATGAGCCAGAAACGTAACCAGTGCCACAACCTGTAGGTGGTCTATTACAGTAAGTAGCACCACCACAAGTACCCGTAGGACTTGGTGGAGCTGCACCATCAGGACAAGTAATAGAGCCGTCAGCTAGACGAGTACAACCATCGTTAGGCGGTTGATAGCAATCACCATAAGGATCATTTTTATCGCACTGGCCTGCATCAAGTGGAGTACAAGAAGATACAGGTGTTTTAGAAACGTTATATAACACTGTACTTTGACGATTGTTAGCATGATTCAAAACAATAGAATCAGGTTTTGCTTTAAAGACACAAAACTTATCGCCTAAAGGTTGGCAACGTTGTTGGGGAATTTTACCGCCTGCATCAAAATAAACATACATTGGATAACCCGGATCAGGACACTGTAAAGACTTAGGATCATAATCAGGGTTAGGTACTTGCAAAGAATAAGACCAATTAGAGCTATTGTAGTAACAATCAGCACGTGTTCCAGATGCATTGAGTTGATAATGGGAATATGAATAGCCCGGAATACCAGCACCATTATTAACCTGTTTTAAATAATCACAGGAAGGCTCGATAGCTTCGTAAAGTTTACTTGAAGCACTGGATTTCCATAAATATTGTAATTGTGGATTATAAGCAAATGAATTAATTGAAAATAAAAGAGAAAAAATAAAAACTAAATATTTAAAAAACTTCATATAAGCCCCCAACTTTCTAAATATTTAATTCTTATAAGATGGGGGTATTTCTACCCCCTGAGCCATTAGCTAAAGAATGTAGCTTTTGCCCATTTAATGAGTACAGCAACAACAGCAACAGAAATCATTGCAACACCGATCGCTGTAACCATTGCAGTACCATCAGTTTTAAACTGAGCAGCTTGTTCATCAACTAAAGTTGCTGCACTTGCACTGCTTAAAATACCCGCTGATAAAACAGCCCCCAAACCATAACGAGAAGCGTTGCGTAGACTTACAACTCCGCGTTTTTCTTGTACAACGATTTGATTTTCCATAATTATCTCCAAGGGTTAAAAACCCATTAGTTTCAGAACAATTTTAAAAACATAGCTGAGACCGTACAGAATTGTGAAAACACCAAACAATGCGATCACCAGTTCCATGTTCAAATACCCAATACATGTCGTCTGGTCCGAACCATAAATCAAACAAGCCAACATAATTGAATTCCTTTACTTCCGTTTTTTATAGTAGAGATATAAGCCCACTGGATGAGCTATAACCCCTGCTACGAAGAAATACCAAACTGCATAGATGACCATTAGAGACATCCCCAATAAATAGGATTGCCGACTTGCGATTAACGCCCCCAAAAGCCGGCAAATTCTTTTTATTTACACTTGTAAAAGTGGATGCAGTAACTTGAATGTTTTGTGAACTCTGCACCGCACTTCTTGCATTTATAAACGTACTGTGTCATAGTAAAAATACACGTAAGTTATTGATTTATTTACATATTATACATTATACGAACAATCGTATAATTCACCATTAAGCCTTTGATTCCATTGGGTTTTTCTTTGGTAATGGCTTCACACTGAAAATTTGCATCTGTGCACCAAACTTAGTTTGGTTTTCAATGAACTGAATCTCTACTTCCTGAGCATTGTCAGCACATTCAGCTAACACAGATTGAATCTGTTCAATTGGCATAACTCCAGGTGCTGGAGTTAAGTTGTAACGGACTGGTGAAAACACTGTCGTTGATAAATAAACTTTCTCTACACCGTCTTTCTCAGTACGGTAAACAGACGGCAAAATTGTGCGTGTATTGAATTGAACTTGCATTGTTAAAGCCTCCTCAGGCAACTAGATGTAACCCACGTTTGGGTGTGTATTGTGAAACTGGTTGAACGTAATCTGGTGGTAATTGATCAGCCATCTTAAGTTCGAATAAACGTACAAATGGAATGACTTTACCGTTTGGATTTTTATGTAAATTCTGTAGATGAGAACGGCTAATACCGCAGCTAATAAGCTCTCTTTCACGTTTATAGAAACGTGATTCCAAATGTCTGGACTTTACTTTTTTATAACCATCAATACGCAATGATCGATAGAAATCAAAGGCGTTATAAGCCTTGGTATAACTAGGATTACCTTTCTTGGTATAGGTAACCAATTTAGATTTAAGTAAAGCTTCTAATTCATCATCACTTGCGAAATTCATATATTCACCCTCCATTGTCTTAAGGATTGGGTCAAACGCTACGTGCCAGAGGCGTAGCAATAATTCTGGCTGTTCATGTTGCAGCTTAATTAGCTGAAATAAATTAGATGGATAACCATTCTTGGTTAAATATGTCTTACAAATACGAGCTTCTAAACGCAAAACTGCATTAGCAAATGGCAAAGCATCATTCATAGCAATAACAAGTGATTTAGAGCGCATACAGCCCTTGTCTGCTTGCTTCTGTAGCTTATGTAATTGGCTTTTTACTTCTTCAAATTTGCCATAAGCCTTAGTTCGAATAGATGCACCATCATTACCCCAAGTGATGTAATTCTCGTACTTAATCTGTCTTGCTTTACGGTGACCCGAAGCCAAGTTAGCCATGTAATCCAGCGTTGGTTGAACCATATTCTGATGTGGCAATCTAAATAAATATGTCGTATCTAGATGTAAAACCTCAGTATTTGCCAAATCTAAGATTGGGGCTAACTGGGGAAAGGCTTCGAGTAACATGCCAAGCATATGATCGGAGCCTAATTCGATAGACTCAAAACCATACACATTGTGACCTTGTAACAACTTCAACGGAGACGCCTTAATCTCAACGTAAGGCGTTCTATTGATTGTATGCGTGTAAAACTTCATAGCCATATCGGTATAGTCACTAGGTAACGACTCAAAAGGATGATAAAGCTCCCCTGTTGTTGTCGTTCCATCATCAAGCTTACCGACATGACGAGTTGCAGCAGGAATACAATAATCACGAATATCACCAGTAAACCAGTGATTATTCTCTAAGCTACGAACATGCGTAGGTATGATTGGAATCGCTAACCTCAGAAAATCAAGCATAGCAATTACCCAGATATATGAACTTCTAATACTTGTTGTATGCTCATAAAATTCCCCAATAATTATCGCATTTAATAGAATTAAAATCTCTTTAAATAGATATTAATCTAATATATGAGAACTGTAAACAAAGGAAATCTAATATATGAGAAATAATTGTTATAAAATTGACGAAAGTGAAAAAGGTCATGAAATGAACAGTATAGGCGAACGTATAGAAAAAAAATGTAAGGAACTGAATATCAGCATTCCTGAACTAGCAAATATCGCTGGAGTAAATTACAAGACCCTAAAAAGAAACATGACCGCCGAAGACCCAAACCCTACATTGCAGCACTTAAAGAGATTAAGCATAGCTTTAGGTATGAGTATCGATAATCTTGCATTTGGCGAAGAAGGAAGCACAGATGAAGAAATCGCTATCATTCTTAACGACCTAAAAAATATAGAAAAAGAAGATAAAAAAAGAATCTTATATATGGTTCGAATGATGATTGCCGAAAGCAAAAATAGGAAATGAAAATGGATATTCTAGAAATAGAAGAAAAAATAGGAAAAGTATTTAATAAAACCACTCCTACTGGCAGACTATCAAAAGTAAAGACAAGAAATCTAACAAGTTTTTTATGCGTACTTGTCATGATTGGAATAGAAAAAATAAAAAAAGATCATGATGAAAAAACATTTAAAAAATATATGAATGAACTAAAAAAGTGTGGAATAACAGAGAAATATATAAGATTCTTTTTTTATCTTCTTTTTCTATAT